CAACAGACATGATTGCTTTACATAAAAATAAAATAGCTATTATAGATTTTAAACAAACTAACAAACCTAAAAAAAGAGAATGGATTGAAGACTATTGTTTGCAACTTGCAGCTTATGGTATGGCCCATGATTATATGCATAAGACACAAATTGATAAGGCTGTAATTATGATGTGTAGTAAAGATAATTATTATCAGGAATTTGTAATTGAAGGTGAAGAGTACAGACAATACAAATATAAATGGTTAGGAAGAGTATCTAAATATTATGAAAGTAAAAAATGAATATAATTAATGAACTAAGATTTAAATGTGAAATTATGTGGATAGATCATTCACGTAAAATATGTTTTGTGGCAGGACTTGTAGTAGGATTGTGGTTGTTATGGTAAAATATTTGTTAATGAGAATATACCATTACTCAACTTACTTGACTAGCTGGTCATGGCAAAAACTATATGGAGATAGAAAAAACGGTTATGGATACAAAAAAAGAAAATGATAACAGATAAAGACGCAAAAGAATATCATAAGATGATTAAAAAGTTAGAAGAACAGAATGATAGGTTTAAAAAAGAACAAAAAGAACTTGATGAAAGTTACAAACAATCCAAACTAAATAAAAAGGAGAGAAAAAAATGAGCATGCGTGTAAGAGATCTACAACAGTATTTAAGTAAATTTACAGACGGACAAAAAGGAACAGCAGTGTCTGATTTAAATGTATACATAGAAACTCAAGATGGACATTTAGAAGAAATTAGAAAATTAGAAGTACAGGAAGCTATTTTAATTGGTGCAAAAGAACCAGGAAGAATAGTTATAAAAACTGAAAATATACAAAGATTTAAATCAGTTACTTTTAAACAAAGTTAAGAGGTTCCAAGGAACAGGGGGTGGAAGCGAGAGTGGAAGCCCCACAATAAACAACAAAGGAGAAGAGAAGATGCCAATAATAGATAAGAACATGGAAGATTATCCATGGGATAAACAAGAAAGTAATATAAGCGCTGAAGAATGGGATACTCAACAAAAATGGGTACAAGGTTTTTCTCATGTTAAATGGTTAAACTGTGAGTATACAGATTCTATGTATATAAAAGTAAATGGTTATAAAGGACCTGGACCTAATAAATGGAACTACGACGTTGCGGATTCATCGGAGTAATTATGGCTGAAATGAGAGATGAACACTTTGAAGTGATAAGTGAAAACAGAGCAAGACGTTATGAGCTTGATAAAAAACAACTACAACACAAACTTATGGATTTAGAGATGGTGTTGCATAAAATAAAAAAGGTAATAGAAGATCATGAAAAAAGTAACGATAACAAGTAAGGATATTAGCGCCAAGCAATGGTCTAGTTTGCTGTTAGAGCTTAATCTAATGCGAAAAGCATGGAAACCCTTTGCTAAACTGGATATCGAAGCGCGGGGCCTTAAAAATGTCATAAAGTGGGGCACATCAACTAACTTTTCTAAAGATGACTAACCATTCTACCGGCTATAAGAGAAATTTTAGGGTAAATTTATTTTTAAGTGATAAGAAATATATGGCGGTAGAGGCGGTAGAGGGGTCAAAATCGATTATAAGTGTTGGTACTATTAACTAATAGGTCTACCGCGGTAGCTTTTTTAGGCGGTAGAGGGCGGTAGAGTCAAATAAGGGTTGGTATTAGCAGTTTATTTGTAATGTACTCTGCGCGCGAGACAATTTTTTTATTTTTAAAAATAAAATTGCCTAAATATTTCTCTTATAGTAAAACAGGTTATGCCCAAAAAGAGAACTAAGAATAGAAAAACGATTCCTTTAAATATAAAATCATTAGGTAACGACATATCTGCATATCCATTTGTAGAAATAAAATGGTTGGATATCGAAGGTGACGCCGGCTGGTCCAACACAAAAGATTTAAAGAGTCAAGAGTTGCCTGTTTGTGTGTCTAAAGGTTATCTATTGAGTCAAAGCAAAGGTATTACTAGAATTTTTACTGATTACATCTTAAACAAAGATAAACCTACGTTTGACACTATTGGTAATACGTGTATAATTCCAACAGCAGTTATTCAATCAATTAAAAAGATAAACTAATATGAAAAAAGATCCAATTAGAAAAATTAGATTTACATCTAATGCTGATATTTACAGTAGAACTAAACAAGCAGATAGACTTAAAAAAATTAGAAAAAACTTTAAAAAGAAAAAAGGATTAAAGTAATATGAAAAAAGTAATTAAAGTAAGAGACATAAATAAAAATGGGAAGAAAGACGGATTTGAAAAAGCCAGAGCAAGAGGCATGGCTAAAGGTATGGGAGCAAGAGTAGAATTAAAATCAGGCGGCGGTCTTTATGCCAACATCCACGCAAAACGTAAACGTATCGCAGCAGGCTCAAATGAAAAAATGAGAAAACCTGGAGCTAAAGGTGCACCTACAGCAGCTAACTTTAAGAGAGCAGCTAAGACAGCTAAAAAATAATGTATAAAAGAAAAAAAACTGCAGTTAAAGAAGTAATCAAAGGTTTAAAAAAAGCATCTAAATTACATAAAAAACAAGCTAAAGTATTAACAAAAGTAATTAAGAAAAAGTGAAGAAGAATCCAACATTAACTAAAAACATGCCTAATGTTAAATGGGACCAACTTCCACCTCTTAAAGGGCCAGATCCACAAGGAATTCAAGCGCCTTTACAACAGCCAAAAAGATTTAAATCTATTCTTACTGTTTCAAAAAAGAAAAGTTAATTCGATTTTCCTGAAGTTTCTAATTTCTCAAGTACTTCTGAGTCTTCTACTGTTATTGTTTCTGATTTATCATTAATCAATATAGTATGATCATCTACTATTTTTTTCATTCTATCTTTTAGATCATCAATACTCATATTATCTAGATTACCTGTCATGATCATTTTCTGATCTATGTATAATCCACCGGCCTTGCCTCGCGCTACCTCTGCATTGATTGCAGCTGACCACGCTCCCTTTGCTGTTGCTTCATCTCTTAACTTAGCTAGCTCACCTAAATGTCTATCAAATGTAATACCATGTTTTTCTTGCACCTCAGATCTTAACTCACCTATATACTGAACTACTAACGGAGATATTTTTGGGTTCCTAAGCTCTGATGCAGCTTGTCTTGGTCTGCTCTTATAACCAGCTTGCAATGCACATTCAGCCGGAGACATACGTCCCTCGTTGTAAATAAGCAACTCTGCAAACTTCATTTGTCTTTCAGTTAATTGTCTTGGAACTCCCATATCTTGACTTATAACCGAACATAACGTACAAGTCAACCAGATGAGAATCATTCTAATATTACTATTTATGATGGTTTCAGGGTGTGTAAAAGATTTTGATTTCAATCCTGCAACTACAATAATCAAACAAATATATAAGGCTTCGTACGATGAAAAAAGAGTCAGACCTCTGGAAACTTTTAAAGAAAAACACCCCAGAAATTAGGTGGACAAGGTTAGAATCATGGGCTGCTCCAGGAGTGCCGGATGTTATTGGTTATCATGATTCATGCGGATTATTCATGGTTGAGCTTAAGTTAGCACGTGGTCCAAGAGTAGTGTTTAGTCCACATCAAATCCTTTGGCACCAGACTCATACAAAACGTAATTTTATATTGGTTGGACAAGCCGAGAAGGCCTCTTCTCGTTCCGTAAAACTTTATCAAAGCTCCGCGGTCCTAGGTCTTATAAACGACCACCGCGAAACGCCATGCTTGGCGCTTGACGATTGGCCCCACATTAATCGCTTGATGCTTGACGCTCCTCTTGGCTAGACGCTTGGCTAGACGCTTGACGCTTCGGCTTGAGGCTTGACGCTTTTGTGGCTTGATGCTTGACGCTTTTGTGGCTTGATGCTTTGTCCTGGATCAGGTGCACGCCCGGTCGAAGGCCGTCGCCCTATGCCACAGCTAATGACCTGATCCAGTATTCCACGCGGGAATTTTTTAATGTTTACCGTAACTGACAACTTGAACCTCCGGATCCCAACATGCTCGACAATCGCCGCAGGCGTTGCCCTGATCAGGAGCTGGACACGTGGCGCCGCTCTCAACTACCATAGAAGAGTTGGGCCAGGTTGTATTCTTTTGTCCAATCATAGGAGGGCTGAATCTTATAACTAAATTTTCAGGCTTGCTGTCCAGGTGGTCCTTAATCCAAGCTTCTCGAGTCGGCATCCAGTGCTTAGTCTCCGGTGTTAGCTCACACACCCTGAAGATCTTTTGAAGGTGGGCCTCGTCCTGTACGTCGCCGGCGTCGTGCCATCTAAAATATTTTTGTCTTATCACCTGAGCAACCATTGCAGCAATCCAACGCTGGTCCTTCAGCGCTTCGAGTCTTACATATTGCGCAGCCTTAATTGCTGGGTATCTTGTATAGTTACCCTTCAGGGCATAGCAGCTAGCACAGACTGAGTTTTTAATTTTTCTAAGCTTAGACCCTGTTTTGCATTCCCAAGCAGGCAGGCTGTAACTAAGGCCAGGCATTTTTGAGGTTCTAGTTAACGAACCAGTAATTTCTTTTGCTTCTTTTACTTTCATAATTATATCCTTTCTAATTCTTATATAGTCCCATAACATCTAGATGTCAAGGGCTTAACGCTTGACGCTTAAAATAAATCTACTTTAGAATCATTCTAAACTGGCCCGACGCTTGACGCTTCGCCAGGCTCGAGGCTTGGCGCTTTAATCAGGGAGCGAGCTGCCTGGACATGCCAGGTCTTCTTTTACAACGCCGGCCAGCGTCAACTCGTTGCCCCCATTTAATCATATAAACTCAGCGCTGCCCCCTGGCCTTGGGACCCGGCAACGCTGAGCCAAAGACTACTCTATTCCGGAGGTCATTTAGCGCGAAGCATTTATGAGCTGGAGTGTGTCTTTTTCATTAGTAGGACCTTTTAAGCCTCCATGGTTAAGCTAGTATTTTAAAAGGTCCAACAAATAATGATCAGTGCGACGGCTCCCGTACGGAGATTATCTGGCACATACCGTCGACGTTATTCACTCACCGATCCCAGGACCCTCTTCACACAATCGGATCTGCAGACCGAAGCACTAATAGAGTCCAGGGATCAGTACCCGGCAGTGACACCAATTCCGGTTGCCAGGTATTTAATCCTACTTGCTTTTGCCGGTGCAAGTCCCGTTAAGATTTATAGTTTTGGTTCAGCGATAAATCTTTAAATGAGGCTGAAATATAGTTATAAGATATTATGGGAACTATGTCAAGCGTTAAATTAAAATAAATTTCTTTTTTTTACTGTTGACATATATATTTATATATGGTATATTATCCCATAACAAATAGAAAGGATAAAATATGATTGATGATAGACACTTTACAATAACTTACTATGCAAAGAAACATGGAAAGCATATTACAAGACAAGCCAAATGGGATAGTATGTGTAGATATTTCACAACTAAACTTGGCAATGCTTGTATAACTTATTTTGATTTAGACGCAAATAATTATAGGACTTGTTCTGGTAATTACAAAATAAGATTTAATTAACACTTGACAAGTGGGGTATTATTATGGTATAATATCCCATAACCAACATAAAGGATAACATGAACGAACTAGAAAACTTAAACAAACAAATAAGAATATCAGATGTCATTAGTGTACTAATGTCACAATCTACAAATTTGATTGATATAGTAAATAAAAATCAAATAGAAGTTAACAGATTAAAAGCTGAACTTGATAAACTAAAAGGAGAGAAGTAATGGAAAAAAGACTAACATTAAATAGTGAGAAAAGAAAAGCTATTGCAAATGTATTTCAAAATCACTTTGAACAAAATAGTCCAAAGTATGAATTACACAAAAAATCAATAGCTGATTATAATGAGGCAAG